CGACCCCCACCATGTCAAGGTGGTGCTCTAACCAGCTGAGCTACGAGCCTAAATTACTGATTTTAAAGGGAAAAAGACTGTATTTTCGTCCCCCTACAAACATCATTTGCGCTTTTCGTTGCGCTTTTCAACCCCTTTAAACCAGAAATAGTTTACCTCAAGCCAAGGCTGTGCCGTCACTTTGACCCAAAGAGAGTGCCGTATCAAACGAGTCATTTACGCGCTTGGTCCAGCCCTTTCCAAAGACCGCATAGGTTGGCAGCGCCTCATAAAATGCTTGCCGTTTTTGGGAGAACTCCTTAGCAATAACTGCTAGGCCAAGCTGCTCGACTGCCTGGTTGACTGCCTTAATCGTTGCCGGTCCAATCGCCCCATCCGGATTTGCACCGACGGCTGCCTGGAGTATTTTTGCAGCGCGCCCTGGTCCGCCGTTTACGGCCAGATCAAACACCAGGTAATCAAGACCGGCCGGTAGCTCGTCACATTTACAAGCATCCCAATAGCCGTTTCGGTAAAGCGTCGCCAGCTCAGCGTCGCTGATGTTGCGCAGCTGCTCTTTGGTGGCCTCTTTGCCCAGGAATTTGCTGTACGTTGCCAGGGTCACGCCCTTCATTGTTGCGCCGCCTGGGTCCGACGGATGATCCGACCAGCCGCCTTCGTGCTCCAGGACTTTAGCCAAGCTTTGCTCAAAGAGGGCTTTCATTTGGCAGCTCCCCTGGAGAGCATTTCGGTCTTGGCTGCGCTGCTTGCAGATGAGCCAAAGTAGTACGACACGATCCCTCCCCAAGCGGTCCCCAGGGAGCCGAGCATCATCAAAATAGCGGGGTTGTTGGAGTCAACGCGGCCCATCAGCATCATCACCAAGATGCCAAAAAAGCCCAGCGTGATGGCCACGGCCAGGGCTGGCGGCACAATGGATTTGGTCGTCATCTGCATGTCGCGCGCGGATTTGCGATCCTCATTGGCCAGCTTCTCAAAGTTAAGGCCAAGCTCCTGGGCCTGTCTTTGCAGCTCGATCTCAGCAAGTTTTAGCTGCGCAATTTGCTCTGCGCTAAGTTTGTTGTTGCTAATTAAGTCGTCAACCTTATCCGGATCAACCCCGATAGCTTTACTAATAGCTGAGACAGCCATGCCAGCTAGGGGGCCTCCAAGCGCGGTTGCGATGGTCGGTGCAATTTGTTTTAACCAATCCATATTTACTCTCCTAGAAAGGGATGCCAGCTTCTTTCTTTTTGTCTTTGTCCTTGGGACCAACAAAAATTTCGGCAAACTGTGATTTAAAAGCGGGACTTGATAGGTAGCCGTAACCCACACCATAGCCAGCGCCAAGTAAGGGGCCGCCTGGCAATGCGCCGACAGCATAGGCCAAGGTTGGTTGAATAGTTAGCTCAAAAGCGGCTTTGAGCTGCGTCGTTTCAACCTTGTTGTTTTTGTCGCTGTTAGGCAGCATGAAGCCGCTTAAAATGCGCTGCAAGTTCACGGCAAAGAAAGAACCTACCGGGCCAATCATCAAGTTGCTCAGGTCACGCTGGTACTTCAGCGAGAGCACCGCGTTGTAGAAAGGATCAATCACGCCGGTAAAGCCGGAGCGAGAAAACGCCAGGCCGACTAAGTAAGGGTACAAGTTGCCCTTTTTCTCTTCGTCGTCCCACTTGTCAGGATTGAGCAGCGCCTCGCGCATCATCGTCACAACAAAGTGACCGGCGTACAAAGAGAGTGCTGGGAATGCCACGGCCCTTACCGCCAACCAGGCTGCTTTTTGCGCACCTTGCTCTTCTGCTTCCCTGGCAATCATCTTCCAGCTTTTAATCATAATATTGCGAGAAAAAGCCATGTTAAAACTGAGTAGTCCGTACACCATGCGACCAATGGTGGTGTTCGCTGCGTAAGGACGATCTACGCCTTTGGGGTTTTGAATCGCCTGGTTGACCAAACGACCTACACCCACGGACAGCATCATGCCAAATTCGGTGAGCTGGCCGTTAACATCGGTGATCTCTTCAAGGGACGGCAGCCGATCTCCAAACTGCATCATCCAAGTCGCAAACTCATCCAGGTCATTGCGCTGCAATCCAAAATCAACTAACTCACGCTTAGCTGCTGCCTTGTCCTGGGCGCTTGCATCCGGATCGTTGATCGTTTCTGCCATCTCTACAAAGTACGCAATACCCAGCTGCATCGCTGAGCGGCGCTGCGCATTGGTCAGGCCCGTTAAGCCAACGCGAGCGTAGTAACGAGCAGACACCTTGCTTACCTTGGGGTCTTCGCTGTATTGACCACCAAAACGATTCGCCAAAATGTCTGCGGTGTGAGGGCTGGCGACAATGCCAAGTGCTCTAGCAAGGGCGCGCTTTTCGCGAATGCTGGCAGTTGGTACGATCTCTCTAATTGTTGATGCTAGGGCAGCAAATCCGTCAAGGGCTTTGCCTGTTTGAAAGCCAACAGCAATCGGTTCAGCTAGGGATGTTAAGACTACGCGCCCCAGCAGCGCCATTGTTCCAATGGTTTGGGTGTTGTTTAATAAGCGCTCTGCCCCACGCGGCAAATTGCCACGGGTGTTGCCGGTTTCTTGATTGACGATCTTCTCGATGTATTCAACATCCTCGCCGCTCACACCACTTTTGCGCAAGTTCTCAAAGAGCGTGTCGATCTTGGTGTTTCCCCTGTCACCGGACATCTTGCCAAAGCGTCGGTTGTATTCGGACTTGCGAACAGCGCCACGCAAATACGTTCTTACTGTCTCACTTGGGTCGGCGATGTACCACTTGGTCAGGAGCTTGTCGGCTTCGGCTGGCAGCTTGCGCTGCTTTAAGAAATTAGCGGAAGGTGAGTTGCTTTCCCAGCCAGCTGGTGAGCCATACAAAATGCGTTGCAGCCAATCGTTTGCAGCCTTGTCGGTCCAAATTTCTTTTGTTAAGTCACGCGCCTCGCCAATAGTTTCTTTAACGCCTTGCTCTTGAATAAAAGTAGCGTAGTCATCCCTGGCCTTTTGAATTTGCTCGTCAGTACCATCAGCCATTGCTTTACGCAATAGACCAGCAGACTTGCGCATTTGTTTGACAGCTTTTGCAAACTCAGTAAACCGATAATCTTTGTTGTAACGAATACCGGCTTCGCGCAGCTTTTTAATGATCCCAGCAACAACTACTAAATCTTGCTCGATGCTATCAGGTGTCATTGCACCCTCTAGGTTCGGCGTAGTGTTCTCAAACACAATGTCATACACCTTGATTGCGTCTTTCACAAAGCCGCCAGGGTTGTCCATGATGATCGGCTCGTCCAAGATACGGGTCAAGTAACCTTGCTCAACGTAGCCCACATCGACACCGGCTTGTGTCATAAAGCCATGCAAGTCATTAAGTAATATGCGCAGCGGCGCAGCAGCTGCCGTGATCTTAGGATCAGCGCGCAATGGCTCATTACTAATTGCGGTGAGCACATCACGCAGCTGGTCTAGCTCTTCTTCTGTGAAGTTCTGAATGTCAAAGTCTTTGATGATGCGGTCGAGCCTGTTTTCAAAGCGGAAAGTTTCACGCTCAACGGCCTCGTTAAATACGCCACCTTTAAATGTCTCGCGACTAGCACCAGGATCGGTCGCTATGCGTTTGGTGATTTGCCAAATAGCTTTGGCTGCTTCTGGGTTGCCGCGCTTCTTGTAGCGGCCTTCGATGGATAGGAGAACGCCTCTGTTAGTTTGAGCTATGGCATTAGTTGCATCTTGGATTCTTTGGAAAACAGACTTGTTGTCACTTGGGCGATCTGCCTGGCGCTTAGCTGCGTTACGTTGGCGTTGCACTTCATCGCGCTCATTCTTAAAAATCTTGCCCAGGTATGTGCCTTCGCTGGTGTCAACAACATCGCGGAAATAAATTGCGGGGTTAGACAACACCACATCATTGGGCATAGTTGCAGCTGCCTCGCCTGTTGGGTTGAGTAGCGCCTCATTACGCACAGCATCAAACAACAAATCAAATGCGCGGTAGATATTAAATCGGTCTGCGTCTTTGGGGAATGTCAGCTCTAAGCGCGAGATTGCATCGCTTTGATATGCCTCAGTTCCTTTACCAATGAATTCTGTTGTGCCGCCAGCGCCTTCCACCTTAAAGCTGATGTACGCCTCAAACGCTCTGGCCAACATCTCGGTTGGTTTAGTCCAGTAATCAAGCTCACCACCTTCACGACTGACAAACTCTTTTTGCTGCTCGTAATATTTACTTTTGGTGTTGCGGTCCTTGGACGCGCCGGATAACACTTGGTCTAGCTTGGCTTGTAGCTTTTGACGCTCAGCGTCTGTCTTGGCTAATTCAATCTTCTTCTCCAGCTCCATAATCTGCGCTGCCTCAAGGCCGCGGTCAAAGAACAGGCTGCGCATCATTAGCGCATACGCGTCTTTAATGGACTCAGGAAATTGGTTTGATAGCGCATCGCCTTTGCGAATGGACTCAGACAATGTGCCTTGCTCGCCGTTGATCTTGTCCAGCATCCAGTAATCAAACGCATGGCCCCACTCATGGGCAAAGCTATTGGATCGCTTGGGCAATGCAATGGTAGGACCCGCTGTGCGAGTGCCTTCAATGTTGCCGCCGCCTGGATAGTACGCGCCAAGGTATTCGACCTG